CGGAATCTACATCGAGACTAAAGGCGATTTAGATGCAGCCGACCGGAAGAAGCACCTGTTGATCCAGGAGCAGCACCCCGAGTTGGACATACGGTTCGTCTTCGCTTCCAGCAAAAAGAAAATCTACAAGGGTTCCTCCACCTCTTGTGCCCAGTGGGCCGAGCGGTATGGCTTCAAGTGGGCTGACAAGCACATCCCGGATGTGTGGCTTACAGAGAAGCCAAGGGGGCACCTTCACTCCAAGAAAGGTAAAGCTGATGTCACAAAAAGAGTTCGTCCTGAAGGTTCTTCAGTCCGGTAAGACCATCACCCCCGCCAAGGCGCAGGCTGAGTGCAACATCTGGCGGCTGGCCGATGTCATCCTGAAGCTCCGCAAAGCTGGCTACAACATCATCACCAAGCTCAACAAAAGTATCAGCGGTAAGACCTACGCTGAGTACAGGCTGGAGGCTTAACTATGCCGAAGTTCATCAAAGAGGACATCGAAACTACCCCCCTCCTGAAACCATATGTCGAAGTATACGAGGACAAGTTTGTTGTAATGGTGAAGGATTCAAGTGGATTCGCTTGGTCACTTCTCTGGATTGATGCTAAGGGACTCCATAGAGATTGTGGGATCAGTCCTGACAAGACAGGGCTGCCGGTTAACGGGGCTGGTGCTCTCATTGTGGACGGGAAAGCTACGTTCTAATGGGTGCCTTTATGCGTCACGGTTACTGTCCACATTGCGGTAGTCGTGACGCATACTCTCTTTATGCCGATGGCTCTGCATTTTGTTTCGCATGTCATATCACAGACAGGATTGCCTATGGTGGAGATGGTAAGGGAGGCTATGTAAAGGTGGCCTCAGAGCTACTACAAGACCTAGACATAAAGCGTATCGAAGCAAGACATATCACCAAGGCCACATGCGAAGCCTATGGTTACGCAATTGGCAAGCACAACGGTAAGACCGTTCATGTCGCCCCGTACTATCACAAGGGCACACTCTGTGCTCAACACCTCCGGGACAAGGACAAGGGATTCAGTTGGCTGGGCAAGGTGCAGCACCTAGAGATGTTCGGACAGCGACTCTTCCCGGCAGGCTCCCACCCCAAGCTGGTGATTACCGAGGGCGAACTAGATGCCCTGTCAGTGGCACAAGTGTTCGGCCTCAAGATGCCCGTGGTGAGTATTTACTCGGGCTCCGGTTCGGCTGAGAAGTCCATCTTGCATAACTTGGAGTGGGTCAACTCCTTCCAAGAGGTGGTAATAGCGATGGACAACGACGAAGCCGGGGAGAAGGCCCGAGAGGCTATCCTACCCCTGCTGAAGCCCGGCACGGCCAAGCTCATGCTCTACCCTGATGGGTTCAAGGATGCCAATGAGTTCCTCATGAAGGGGGAAGGTCCACGCCTCATTGACGCTGTGCTGAAGGCAAGCCGGTGGTCACCCGGTGGGATCATCTCAGGCACCACCTTGTTCAACGACATCATGTCAGAGGATCAACCCGGCCTAGCAACACCTTACCCAGGGCTGAACGATAAGTTCATGGGCCTTCGGAAGGGTGAGCTGTACCTATTCACTGCCGGTTCAGGTATTGGAAAGTCCACGCTAGTCAACGAGATTGCCTTTCACTTCCTCATGGAACACCAACAAAAGATAGGTGTGTTCGCCTTGGAGGAGAACAAGAAGCGGCTGGGTAGACGATACCTTAGCCTTCACCTCAACAGACCGTTACACATTTCAATGGAGGGATTGACACAATATGAACTTGAACAAGCCTTTAAGGATACCGTTGGAAACGGGCGCTTCTGGATGCTCGACCACTGGGGTAGCTATGACATTGACAGTCTTATCGGCAAACTTCGTTATATGGCTGTCGGGCTTGGCGTTGACTGGATTGTGCTTGACCATATCAGCATTGTTGTATCCGGTCTTGACGAGGTGGCGGAATCGGAGAGGAAGTTGATTGATAAGCTCATGACGAAGATGCGCTCCCTAGTTGAAGAAACTGGCGTAGGTATCCTGGCAATCGTTCACCTCAAGCGTGTGGATGACGCCAAGTCCAACTTCAACGAGGGCAAGCAGGTGCGCCTGACAGACCTCCGTGGATCGGCAGCACTTGAGCAAATACCTGATGGTGTGATTGCCGCCGAGCGTAACCAGCAGGGCGACAACCCGGATGTCATGACACTCAGGGTGCTGAAGAATCGGCCCATCGGCAAGACGGGCGTAGCGGATCAACTGTTGTACCACCACGACACCGGCAGACTGCTGCCCTATGACGCACACGACCCCAGCTTTGAACCTGAACTATTCTGAAACGAAAGGATGAACTGATGGAAATCAAAGACTGCAACAACTGTGGGAACGCAAAAACTGGTCAAGGACATTGCCGAGAGTGCCGTTACTGTTGCCCTTCCGAGTGGACACCCAAGCAGAAACCTTATCAGCCTGTGAAAGCTGCCGCGAATCTCAAGATTGGCCATGTGCGCTACGACAGCTTCACACATCCTAAACAGTCGGGCGCGGTGTTCCTCACTCTCATGGACAACGACTGGGCACCTGTACGCTGCAACTTCGCTATCCTGAAGAAGGACGAGATGCTCAAGTTTGCCGACGAGCTTTCCTTGCTGGCCACAGCCATTCGCAATGACACTCTGGAGAAGGAGAGATGCAGTGTACCGCAATCCTAACCTTGGCCCTCTCGGGTTCAACCTGCCCTGTCGTGAAGCGGCAAAGGTTGTGACACTGGATGTGGACCAGCTCTATGCCCAGCAAGAGGTGGCCGAAGAGCTTTCGTCCCGGATGAAGTGTAGTCGGTCCGTGGACATCATGCGCCGCACCATTGTCCATCGGTTCGTCTGTCACATCGCCTCAGAGAGCCTGCACAAGGAAGTCTTCAGATGGCCTAAAGATTGGCGGGAGGCATTCAAAGAGCGGTGGTTTCCACGGTGGCTCAAGAAGTGGTTCCCGGTCAAGTGGGTGGAGCACGAGTTTGAAGTGAAGGCGTTCTACCCCAAGGTCAGCATTCCCAGCAAACAGCACACCATCAAGTTTCGGATTAACGAGAGGTAAACCCATGCAAGACTGTCCTAACTGGAGTAGCATTATCATCAAGCCATGCGGCCCCCATAAACTTATCGAAGCCACGGGCTATTGCATCGAATGCCCCAACAAGATGACATGCCTCAAGGCTAAACATTCGGCTGCCTACTGGGATCAGCTCAAGGAAGCCATGGGGTTCAACGATTTGAACAACTAAGGAGAAACAATATGGAAGACTTGAGAGCGCACGTGTTTGGTAAGGATCACTGTGGCTTTGAGGATGACCTTACGTTTGCATGGATCTTCTACACCCACTCAACGGGGGAGTACTTCAGACTGACGGTTGGTGAAGAACACTACGACGAATCCCTCACGTGTTAGTCTTCGACCTCGAAACAAACGGATTCCTCAGAGAAACAAAAGTAATCCACACCCTCACCATCTATGACACCCACTTCAAGCACTACAAGCGGTACGACCTGAATGACGTGGCTCAAGGTATAGCTCGGCTGGAGAAGGCCGACGAGATTGCCGGGCACAACATCATCTCCTTTGACATCCCGGTAATCAAGAAGCTCTATCCTCAGTGGGACTACCGTGGTCAAGTCCGGGATACCCTTGTGTGGTCCCGGCTGGCCTTCCCCGATGTCCAAGACATTGATTACGGGCTGATCCAAAAGGGGATGCTGCCGGGTAAACTCTTAGGTAAGCAATCCCTCAAGGCTTGGGGTTACCGCTTGGGTGTCTTGAAGGGTGTCTATGGTGAGGAAGAGGAAGCGTTTGATAAGTGGACACCACAACTTTCCCAGTACTGTGAACAGGATGTTAAAGTCACAGGCAAGCTCTTGGAGCGCCTTGAACAGCAAGAGATACCTGAAGTGGTTCTTGAACTGGAACATCAGGTGCAGTGGATCTTGGCAAGGCAAGAGCGACACGGGTTCAACTTCAACTTAGCTGCCGCCCAAGCTCTTGAAGCCCTCCTGTTGAAGGAGAGGTTGAAGTACACAGAGCAAATCGAGAAGGACTTCCAGCCGTTCTACGGACCTGTGAAACAGTTCAGTGAATACTGTAAGGCAGACAATAGATTAGCTGATGTCGTCCCATTCATCCCTAAAGTGAACAACAAGAAGCAGCACTATGCCAAGGACGCTCCTTGCACCAAAGTGGAACTTATGGAGTTCCAGCCGTCAAGCTCTAACCACATCATCTGGCTGCTCAAGAAGTTACACAACTGGGAGCCCGTTGAGTTCACTAAGAAATCTAATGAGCCAAAGATTGATGATGAGATCCTAGCAGCGCTTCCCTACGAGGAAATCAAACCGCTGGCCCGGTGGCTCACCATCAATAAGCGGCTGGCCCAGCTCTCAGAAGGAGACAAGGCGTGGCTCAAGACGTACTGTCAGGAAACCGGAAGGATGCACGGCGCTGTCATTGGGGTTGGCGCTGTCACTCGCAGGATGGCACACTTTGCCCCCAACATGGCGCAGATACCAGCAGTGTATTCACCATATGGCCACGAGTGTCGTGCCTTGTTTGTCGCCTCAGACGGCATGGTGTTGGTTGGGGCCGATGCAGATGGATTAGAGGCCAGATGCTTGGCTCACTTCCTCTTCAAGTGGGACCAGGGGGCGTACTGTAAGACCATCCTTGAGGGCCGCAAAGAGGACGGCACTGATGTCCACTCGGTCAACATGCGCGCTCTCGGGATCACCGACAGGGATACGGCAAAGACTTGGTTCTACGCTTGGATGTACGGAGCTGGAGCCAAGAAGCTGGCCAAGATCCTCAAGTGTGGCGTGAAGCAAGCTCAAGCTGCATCAAAGCGATTCCTCAAGAACATGCCTGCCATTGCCAAGCTCAGGGAAGCCATAGAGAAAGCAGTGAAGAACCGGGGTTATCTGCGCGCCCTGGACGGTGGCCAGCTCAAGGTCCGATCGGCTCACAGTGCGTTGAACACCCTGTTGCAGAGTGCCGGTGCCCTCGTGATGAAGAAGGCTCTGATCATTCTGGACAAGGGGTTGCAGCAGCTTGGTCTAGTCCCCGGTGCAGACTATGAGTTCTGCGCTAATGTCCACGATGAGTGGCAGATTGACAGCAAGCCAGAGCACGCTGACACAATAGGCAAGCTGGCCTGTGATGCCATAAGACGAGCAGGGGAATTCTATAAGTTCAACTGTCCCTTATCCGGCAGCTTCAAGGTAGGGGTCAACTGGGAGGAAACACACTAATGGATCGCATTCAAATCTTAATGGGGCACCCTTTTAATTACTGGAGGGAGCTTCAGGAGCGACTTGAAATAGAAGCACCTGAGACTGAAGACCTGATTCAAGAGATTGCTGACCTCAAGGGTAAGGTGGCGTTCTACGAGAGTAGGATTGCGGCTTGTGCTGTGGTCATGAGCAGGGGGAAGTGATGGCCAGAGCTTACCAGTGCGACAGTTGTAAAACCTGCTTCACCCCGAGGACCGAGACAGTGTGGGCCGACAGTGACACCGGACTGGTTGTCAGTGTGAGCTTTGTTAAAGAGTACGACCCCGCCGACCTCTGCCCGGTGTGCATGGCCGAGCACCTTGAGCGCAGAGCACAGGAGCTGCGGAGGCTTACTGATGGCTAAACAAACGCCTGCCACATGGTTCAGGGTACGGCTTTACCGTCCGTTCATCGAACCTGTGGAGGTTATCAAGATGACCGAGGGGTATATCCAGCGCAGCCCCGGTGATTGGGAGCCCACAGTTTCATGGGATGGCTCATACTTCCCCACTTGGGCTGAAGCGTACAAGCACCTTGAGGAAAAGTTTAGGATTCGTGTGGATACCCTGAAGCACAACCTTGCTGCGCTGGAGGCTGCACTAGAAGAGATCCAGTCTATGGAATCGGAGTCATACTGATG